TAAGTGGTGATGTGGCCCCTCATTTTGGAGCTGGTAGTGCTATTTTAGGTCAATTTAAAAGAGCAGGTTCTTATGTACCTAATACTACTTATAACAGCCATATTCCTAAAACTGGATCTCTTGCATTAACTCAACTTTATGGAGGAGACAATAGAACTTATAGCCTATCTGCCAGTACTCATTCTGTTAATGAGACAACTAGTAGAGTTGTCACTATAACTTGTAATACTACTAATGAATCAGGTTCTATTCATTATCAAATAACTGGAATATCTTCAGCAGACGTACATGAGTCTCTGACGGGGACTTTTTCTCCAAATGGTTCTAAAACATTTAATATAGTAGTAGACAGAACAACTGAATCAACTACTCCTGAGCGAGCAATTATGGTACTATATACTGATAGTGGTTATGGTACTGCTATAGGAATGGATCATTCAAGTCCTGTTGATCCATCGGGGGATTATGGAACAACATACTTTGATATTTCAGATACTTCTAAAACTTGGTATACAAGTACTGTATCTCCCAGCAATAATCCTTTATTAGTCTCAATGTCTGAAACTGAAGGAGAGGCCATGTATACTCCTTTTACCATCGAAACAGCGTGGACACCTAAATTTGAAGTAAGTTGTGCTAATAATAAGCCTGATAGTGAAGCAGGTGAAGGATCCACCTGGTCAGTAAGTGCTGAACTTGATAGTTCATACGGCAGAGTCACATCTAGTGCTACCGGTAGTACACAATTGCAGTCTGATAATAGTACATTATATCAAGGAGGCACTTATCAATATCAAGGGTACGCAGATATGTCTACTGGTTGGCCAAATGGCACGGCACAGCCTTGGTTTAGACTTGCTAGAGCTGCCACTTTTTCTTCGAGTTTAAGTTCAGGTATGCATAATATAACAATAAAAGAAAAAGGAAGGATTAAATTTACAGAAATAGGGGCGCCTTCCGGATTTTCAAATAGAGAACTTTATTCTCCTTGGTGTATCTTTGAAACTGTACATCAAGGAGTAGTGGCATAAAGAAAAATAATTTTTTTACTTTAGAATCACAACTGAAGAGGTAGCGAAAAAAATTTCTTGACATAAAATGTCAGGCTTGCTATAATAACAGCATGGAGAATTTAGATGACCGCAGCAGCTTATAACTTAAAGATAGATCAAGGGTCAGACTTTGCCCTAGACTTAGTTGTAAAAGAAGATGATGTAGCAAAGGATCTTACTGGTTATTCAGCTAGAGCACAGATGCGGAATACCAAAGGGTCTTCTACAGTAGCAGCTACTTTTACTTGTAGTTTACCTACTCCTAGTGCAGGAGAGGTAAAAATGCAATTAACAAATTCAGCTTCATCCGCTATATCTGCGGGGAAGTATTACTATGACTTAGAAATATATACTGCTTCAGATGTAATAGTTAGTAGATTAATGGAAGGAACAGTTATTTTAACTCCGGAGGTAACTAGATAATGCCAGGTCCAATATCAGTAGAGATTACAGAATCTGTAACAGAGATAGTAGCTACAGGTTCAAGTCCTGTTTTAACATTAGCACCCAGACATACGGAAGTAAAAGCTTATAATTTAGCGTTACCTGCAGGAGTTACACCAGCGTCAGCAATACTTAGTACAGCATATGGTTCTATAACTGCAACAAATGTACAGGACGCTTTAGAACAATTAGCAGATCAAAGTTTCAGACAAGCTGCTGCACCTACAGGCGCTACCGTAAGTGAAGGTGATACTTGGTATGATACGGATGACGAGGATTTTAAAGTATATAGAGAAACATCAACTGGAGTTTTTGAGTGGGTACCAATAATGCTTGGAACCCCTCCAGGAGACTCAGATATAGTTGATGCAGGAGCTTTTTAGCTTAATAGAGTAATTCCATGGCACAAATAGTAAAAATTAAACGAAGTAATACTACGGCAGTACCTTCTACTCTTACTAAAGGGGAAATGGCGTATTCTTCTAATAGCCATAAATTATTTATTGGTCAGCCGGGAGATTCTAGTGTAGAGGTAATTGGTGGTAAGCTGTATGTAGATATGCTTGACCATGCAGCAGGTACTCTAACAAATTCTAGCGCATTAATAACAGACTCTGGAGGTAAACTTGATCAATTAAAAGTTGATAATTTAACTTTTAATGGCAATACTATTAGTTCTACTGATACTAATGGTGATATTAATATTAATCCAAATGGCACTGGAAATCTTACTACTTCTGGTGATTTAATTGTTGCAGGTGATTTCACAGTAAACGGTACAACTACTACTGTTAATACTTCAACTATGACTGTTGAAGATCCATTACTGGCTTTAGCGTCTGATAATACTGCGACGGATTCTGTAGATATTGGTTTTTACGGATTATATGATACATCGGGTTCACAAGATGCATACTCTGGACTTTTCAGAGATGCGACAGATAAGAAATGGCATTTATTTAAAGATAATCAAGCAGCTCCTGGTACAACTGTAAATAAGAATGGAACTGGATACGAAATAGCTACTATAGTTGCTCACTTAGAAGATAGTTCAATAGCAATTACAGGCGGTAGCATAACAGGAATTACAGATTTAACCGTATCAGACGGTGGAACAGGGCGAAGCTCCTTTACTGCAGATGGTATTTTATACGGTGATGGAACTAGCGGCATAAAGGCCACAGCGGCTGGAACGGACGGGTATTTGCTCGTATCTAACTCCGGTACTCCCACTTGGACAAGCACTGTCGATGGGGGCACTTTCTAAATGGCACAAATAATTAAGCTCAAGCGGTCTAGTACTGCTAGTGCTGAACCAACTACGTCTGATCTTGCACTAGGTGAAGTAGGTATTAATACCTATGACGGCAAGATGTTCATCAAAAAAGATGATGGTACTGAAGAGATTATAGAAGTTGGAGCCAGTAGTAGCGGTCTTGTATATGTAAAGACTACTGTTACTGCAACAGGAGGTCAAACAGTTGTTACAGGTCTTACTTATACAGCGGGGCTTGTAGATGTATATCTTAACGGGGTCAAATTAGTTGTAGGACAAGATGTGACTGCTACTAATGGATCAAGTATAACATTAGCCTCTGGAGCAACAGTAAACGATATTATACAAATAGTTGCATTTGCGGCGTCAGGTAGTTTTCGACAACATATTATTAAAGCAGATGGTGGAAGCGCTTCCACAACATATACAAGCGCACAATCAATAAATGGAGGGTCTGCAAGTGGCTGATGTTATACAAATTAGAAGAGATACTGCATCTAATTGGACTAGTACTAATCCTACTTTAGCTAGTGGAGAATTAGGCTTTGAAACTGATACTGAAAAACTTAAACTAGGAGATGGTTCCACAGCTTGGACATCTCTTTCTTACTATACATTGGCTACATTAGGATATGCTCCTTTAGCTGGAGCAACGTTTACAGGTGTGTTAAATGCAACGGGAGGTTTACAACTTTCTGGTACATCAATTACAGCAGATGCAACTGAATTAAATGTTCTTGACGGTATTCCTGCGGGACTTACTACAACAGAACTTGGTTATGTAGATGGGGTCACTTCTTCTATTCAAACTCAATTAGATACTAAAGGCACAGTATCTGATTTGTCAGATTTAAGCATAACATCTACTGCGGCTGAATTAAATAAACTAGATGCTTTATCCAGAGGTTCTATTCTTTATGGAAACGCAAGTGGAGCAACCACAGTTCTTACTAAAGGAACAGCGAATCAACTTCTTACAAGTGATGGTACAGATATAGCATGGCAAAATGCTGGTGCAGCGACTGTTGAAGTCACCGACAGTACAGCAAATACAAATTTTCCTATAGTATTTCATAATGAGTCTAACTTACTATTTGATGATACAGGAGCATTACGATATAATCCAAGTACAGGAGAATTATTAGTTCCTAAACTTACTGTTGCAGGTACAACTACTACAGCAGATACTGTAACCATGAACGCTGCAAATGCTGTAGTATTTGAAGGTGCAACTGCAGATGCTTATGAAACTACACTTAGTATCATGGATCCAACAGCAGACCATACTCAATATTTAATTAATCAAGGCGGATATATTCCGGTCTTGGCAGCCTCTACAACTACAGCTATCACTTCAACTCCTGCGGAGTTAAACATACTAGATGGAGTTACAGCAGATAAAGATGAGTTAAATATACTAGATGGAGTTACAGCTACTGCAGGAGAATTAAACATACTAGATGGAGTTACAGCAAATAAAGATGAGTTAAATGTTCTTGATGGTATTCCTGCGGGACTTACTGCAACGGAACTTGGTTATGTAGATGGAGTCACTTCTTCTATTCAAACTCAAATTACTGATCACCATAATGCTGCTACCCCTCACATCTACTTGGGTACTCCTACTACTGGAAATTTAAGCAATTGTACTGTTGATGGAACAAACGGGGTTGGTTTTAAAAACGTACCACAAAATTCACAAAGTGCTGCGTATACTTGTGTTCTTGCTGATTCAGGAAAACATATACATCACCCTTCTACTGATGCTAATGCAAGAACTTATACAATTCCAGCAAATAGTAGTGTTGCATATCCTACAGGTACTGCAATTACTTTTACTAATATGACAGCTCAGGTAGTTACTATTGCAATAACATCAGATACTCTGTATTTAGCTAAAGACGGAACAACTGGTTCTAGGTTATTAGCTCAATGGGGAATGGCAACAGCATTAAAAGTTGATGCTACAAAATGGTTGATCTCTGGAAATGGATTAACCTAATATGAGCGGGATCTTACAGACTTTCCTTGGCGGCTCAATTTCAGGTGAAGTTGTTGGAGGGCAGGAGGAATATACTACTCCCGGTACCTATAGTTGGACAGCTCCCGCAGGTGTTAGTAGTGTTTCAGTTGTTTGTGTTGGGGGAGCAGGAGCTTCTGGAGGAGGGGCTGGCGGCCATGGAGGTACTGGTGGCGGCTTAGGTTACATAAATAACTTAAGCGTAGGTTCTGGACAATCATATACGGTTGTTGTAGGCGCAGGAGGCGGAGGAAATACAGGCGCTACAGGTGGAGCCGGTAATGATTCTTATTTTATAAACACTTCCAATGTTAAAGGCGGAGGTGGTAGTGCCGGTGTTAGCCAAGGTAGTGGAGGTACTGGCGGTAGTTATTATGGTACCGGAGGTGGTAACGGTGGAGATGGTGCTTCCTCTCCAGGGAGTAATGCTGGAGGAGGCGGTGGCGGAGCTGGCGGATACTCCGGTGCTGGAGGTGATGGCAGTTCTGGAGGTGATGGCAGTTCTGGCTCCGGAGGCGGTGGTGGCGGAGGCGCTACTATAGTACAAGGTAACAACCAAGGCGGCGGTGGCGGTGGTGTTGGCATATACGGTCAAGGCTCTAATGGAGTTGGCGGCGTTGCAAATATCAGTACCGGTCAAGGAGGCCACGGAGGCTCCGGAGGTGAAGATGGAGGAGATGGGTCACATAACTCCGATGTTACCAGCCACGGTGGTAAATATGGCGGGGGACCAGGTGCTCAAGGCGGTGGTGGTGCCGCATATGATGGAAGAGGCGGAGCAGTTAGAATTATTTGGCCAGGTAGCGATAGGCAGTTTCCTTCAGCTAATACTGCAAATATAGGTGATAATTTTGGTGGATCAGTTTATCTCGATGGAGATGATGTCCTAAAAATAGAAACCACACAGGAATTAGAAAAGGAATGGAATATTGTTGGAGGTGGCGGAGCTGATGCTTTCTGTTTTGAGGCTTGGGTTAAGTTTGATTTAAGTCATACTTCTCATAGTAATGTTTTCTCTAATTGGACTAATGCAAATAGTTATGATGGTATACTGTTCCATGTTCAGGACAATGGAAAGATATTCCTAGGTTTTACTGGTAACACTTATACTTCCGGTTCAACCTATGTAGTTTCCGATGATACATGGACTCATGTAGCAGTTACAAGAGCTGCAGGTAATTCAGGTGCAGGTAAATTCTTTGTTGGCGGTATGGAAGCCGGTACTTGGACTAGTAATGCTACATGTGATGGCGGTGCAATTATGTATATTGGGGCAAATATGGATGGGGGTAACCCTGCTTATAGGCCTAAAGGATATATTAGTAATGCAAGAGTAGTAATAGGAGAACAAGTATATACATCAAACTTTACACCTTCTACGGAATTACTAACAACGACAAGCCAAGGAGTAACAGCTGAGAATTGTGTATGGTTAGGTTGCCAAAGTAGGACATCTCTTACAGAAGCTGTAAATGGGGCAGGCGGAGGAGCTTTTGCTTCTATTGCGGTTAGTGATCCTACAGCCTCGGTAGAGACTCCATTTTCATAGGGTTGTCATAATATGAGCGGAATTTTACAGAGTTTCATTGGTTCAATAGCAGGAGGAAAGCCTATAGGGCAAGACTTATATTATAGCGGTGGTACTTGGACATGTCCAGATGGTGTAACATCGGTTTGTGTAGTGGCTCTAGGAGGTGGAGGTGGTGGTTGTAATGGTAATGGTGGCGGATATGGTGGTGCTCTTGGTTGGAAGAATAATATAACCGTTGTTCCCGGAAACCAGTACACAGTAGTTGTAGGATCGGGGGGAGGTGGTACTACTACTTCAACTCCTTCCTCTGGAGGAGATACCTATTTTATTAATACCTCAACTGTTAAAGGCGGAGGTGGTGGTGCTCCGAACGGTAGAACAGTAGCTACTTATGTAGGTGATGGCGGAGGTAATGGTGGAGGCACTGGAGGCGGAGGCGGACATGGTGCAGGAGGCTATTCTGGAGCCGGTGGAAGCCAATCAGGTGGTTGCGGAGGTAATGGTAGTAGTAGCGGTTTGGTAGGTAATGGTGCTGGCGGTGGCGGTGTTTCAGTTTATGGAGAGGGCAGCAGCGGATCCAATGCTCCGGGTTCTGCCACTTATAATGAATATATGGCAGGCGGTGGATATGGTTCTGGTGGATCTAGTGGAACAGCTACTTATAATAGTAATTTCGTAAATGGAGCCTATACGTATGTCGGAGCTGGCGCTGCTGGAAGTTATGGTGCTGGAGGCGGAGCAACCTTTAATGTTGGTTCTGGCGCTTCTGGATCTAGTGGACTATTAAGAATAATTTGGGGAGAGGGTAGGGCCTTTCCTAGTACTAATACTGGAGATATGTAATATGACTAGAGCAAGAGATATAGCAGACAGCGGAGCAATAATAGATCATTTAGATGATATTACTTCTGATGTTCAAGCTCAAATAGATGCGGCAGATGCAGCCGCTGCTGCCGCTCAAGCAGCTGTTAATGATACTGCTGTAGCGATGGCTATAGCATTAGGAGGCTAATATGGCTAATGCATTCAAAAATAAAGGGCTTAGTCTTACTGCTACCGCTCAAATAATGTATACAGCTCCCGTGGCGACTCAATCGGTGGTAAATGCATTATTTTTAACTAACATAACTGAAGCTTATGAGGGTCTTGTAACTATTATTGTTAATGACACCTCTGCAAGTACAGACTATAAGATTCTTTATAGAGCGCCTGTCCCACCAGGCAGCACATTAACATTCGATAAACCGATAAATCTAGAAGCGGGGGATAGTCTAAAAGCTTTAGCTTCAAGCACTAATCTTATGACCGCATTCTTAAGCGTATTGGAGATAACCTAATGGCTTATATAGGAGCTCAACCCGACGATACACCAACACATAGTCATGAGGCTTTCTATGGCTTTAAATTGGACAAAAGTAATGGCGGTCTAACTGTAGAAATCATAGATGACGCCACAGTGAATTTACCTGACAGTGCCTACATCCAAGATGACAGTGATTACAAGGACTACTTCTGGTCACAAAGTAAATTAGTGTATCAGTGGGGTACAAACGGACATTTAGAGGTTGTATACGAATGATTACCAACCTAAAAATAATTTTTTTACTTTAGAATCACAACTGAAGAGGTAAGGAAAAAAAATTCTTGACATAAAATGTCAGGGTTGCTATAATAATAGCATGGAGAATCAAGACAAATGAGTACAACTATTGATCTAGGAAAACTACGATTTAATTGGGTTGGGGAATGGGCTTCAAATGTCCAGTACGAGTCCAATGATTTAGTGCGTTACGGTGGTGACGTGTTCGTTTATATTTATGGGTTGAAAACAAGCGGTAATTTAACTACAAACACAACCTACTGGGCATTAGTTCAAGAAGGATTGTCGTGGAAAGGTGAGTACGCCGCAGCAACTGCATATAAGGCTCATGAAGTGGTGCACCATGCTAATAACGCATATGTATGTATCCTTAGCGAGCCCGCTGCAGGTAATGCACCTCCACTAGCTACCTACTGGCAGCTACTCGCTACAGGTGTTAAGTTTGAAGGCGAGTATAACAATTCAACGGTATATCAAGTAGATGATATCGTTTATTATGGTGCCAATACTTATATCTGTGTTCAAAATTCAGCGGGAGGTAATCTCCCCACAAACGCAACGTATTGGAATACATTCTCACATGGTATTCAATGGGAGGGAGTTTATAACAATTCCTCCTCTTACCAGAAAGATGATGTAGTCACTTATGGTGCTAATGTATATATTTCAAAAATGGACAACGTGGGTCAATTACCCACAGACACAGCTAAATGGGATGTACTCACAAGCGGTATTAAGTATACTGCTGCTTGGGACACTTCTAAAGCCGATTATAAAATCAATGACGTAGCTACTCATGGTGGCAACGCATATATTGCCACAGCTGATAATCCTACTCAAGGTAGTGATCCATCTGTCAATACTGCACATTGGGACGTATTGTCTTCTGGTATTGATTGGATGGGTGACTGGGCTATTGGTACTGCTTATCAAAAAGATGATGTTGTAGGTTATGGTGGTAATACCTACATCGCTCGCATCACGAATACAGGTGACAACCCTGCAACAGTTACAGCTTCTTGGGAGCGTATGACTTCCGGTATTGAATGGATAGGTGTTTGGGATGTTGCCGTTAATTATGAAAAAGATGACCTTGTGTCTTATGGAGCTACTACCTATATCGCATTAGTAACTAATGTAGGTGATAATCCTGGAACGGTTACAGCTTCTTGGCAAGAACTAGCCTCTGGCGTTCAATTTCTTGGTGACTGGGTTATTGGTACTGCTTATGTCAAAGGTGACATTGTAACTTATGGAGGCAGCTCCTATGTTGCACTAGCAAATACTACAGGTGATAACCCTGTAACTGTTACAGCTAAATGGCAGCCATTTGCTGTAGGCTTAGAGTTTATAGGCGTTTGGGCTACTGGTACTGCTTATACTAAAAATGACATCGTAACTTATGGTGGTAGCAGCTATATTGCTAAAGTAGATACTACAGGTGACATTCCCGACACAGTTACAGCTTCTTGGGAGCGTATGACTGGGGGGATTAGGCATATAGGGGATTGGGCTACTTCTACTTCCTATCTAAAGGATGACGTTGTTACTTATGGAGGTCAAACCTATAAAACATTGGTATCACACTCTTCTGGAGTGTTTGCAACAGACTTAGCTGCATCTAAATGGACAAAATTTTCTGGCGGGATGGACTGGAAAGGCAATTGGCTAACAGCCACAGCCTATAAGATTAATGATATTGTGAATTCAGGCGGGTCGGTGTACATAGCTGTCGCAGATCATACCTCAACTGCATTTGGTTCAGACTCAGCAAGCTGGGCGAACTTTGCAAATTCGGGTACGGATGTGGCATTAACAATCACCTCACATGGAGATTTGTTATACCGTGATGCATCAGGACCAGCAAGACTGGCTGCAGGTGCAGACGGTCAAATATTACAATCAGGGGGAGCTAACGCTGACCCGAAATTTCTAGCACAAGGTACTGAGGGTCAACTTTTAACATCAGCGGGAGCAGCCGCTGACCCCACTTGGGCAGATCCCGCAAAAGTCGGGGTTTATAGTCTATTTGAGGATTATACTGCACCCGTAGTTTTTAAAAGCGATACGAAAAGTATTGTAAAAGGTAGTTTAGCAGTATCAGGAACTTGGGAACTATTTGGAGACGCAGAGCTTTTTGTTTCTGAACTTACTACTATTACTAGTAATGATGAATATTTGCTTACAACTGCTTCTAAGAGTAATCACCTATGGTATGATACTCTTTATATCTCAGATGGCGCCACAATTACTGTATCAGACACAATGCAGGGAATTGGTACAGCTACCGTAGCTGCTGCTGGTGGTGGTGGTGGTGCTAGTGGTGCAGCTGCTAGCCACGACCATGACTATACTGTAAATACAGTTGTTCCTGATGATAATATATTATCAGTAGGAATGGTAATGACTTCAAGCGCTCGTAATAACGTATATTCAACTGGTGAATGGAGCTCAAGCGGTCCAAATAGCACTTATTATAATAGTATGAACGGATCTAATGATTGGTTACAGGCATGGAACATGGCGATGGCAGATGGTCATCCAACGGATGGCAATGGAATGTTCTGGGTAAATGATGATGGAGATACTTTTCATAGAGAAAAGATATATGCTCATAACCGAAGAATGGGACATTATTATAGAGATATGTATTACTATGATAACGCATCCACAGGACAGGATTATGCTGGAGTAACTTTTAGTGTGGTTCCAATTCGTAATCATGGTTCAGCGACAGCAAATTGTGTAGTAAAAACGTATAGGAGTTCTGGTTCTGGCAACTATGGTGGTGCTGGTATAATAGTGTATACTCCTACGGGAGGAGCTGGAACCTATGCTGGATATACTGGAGGAGCTTGGTCTTTACTTCATTCTTATACAAGCACAAACAATAATTATGGACAGACTGTTACTATTTCAGTTCCGGGAGGAGAAACAGTATTACTTTTGATGACTTCTGCTCACGTCTATCATACTACTTATAGGTATAAAGATTCACATTTTTACTATGACTTGCAAGATTCTTTTACTGAAGCAAACAATATGAAATGTGATTTAAGGATGCTGGAAACTTTACACACTGGAAGATCACCAACTGCAACAAATAGTACAGCAACGACTTGGGAATTATATAACACGTGTGCAGAACTTTTTGGAGATAGATAATGAATAACGTATCTAAGGATACAAGTAGCGAAGGAGCTAAAAAATGGCAAAGATAATAGTAGAAGAAGTACAAGGGGGAAGTGGCGGCGATGCTCTGACGTTACCTACAGCTGATGGTACGGCAGGACAATTTATTAAAACAGATGGTAGCGGGGCGCTAACTTTTGGAGGAGTGGATGTTTCTAGTTATCCACCCGCCGATAATAGTTTAGCCATAGGAGCGCTATTCAGTCATAGTAACCGTCAAAATATCTATTCAACTGGAGGCTGGACTACAAGTGGTCCATGGACTACTTATAATCATGAGCTTGATGAAACGAATGATTTACCTCAAGCATGGAATATGTTGATGGGTGACGGTATGCCGAAAAATAGCCAGAACGCCGATAATAGCTACAAGACGTTTTCGGGAAACTGGACAGGTTCAAGATATAAATTATTTGCCCACAATCGTAGACTAGGTTATACCTATAGATACTTTTACTGGCATGAAAATGGAACCTCCTATCCAGGTTGTACATGGGCGTGTATTCCAATTCGTAATACTGGCTCGTCTTCAGTAAACTGTGAATTTAAGACTACTTGCACCACCCAACAGGGTTATGCAGGAACAGGTAAAGCATACTATACACCTTCGGGAGGAACTGGAAACTATGCAGGAACTACTGGTGGTTCATGGACGGTTTTACATAGCAATACAAGCGACTCTGCACATTATGACAATACTTGTACAGTTCCAGTTCCTGCAGGAAGAACAGTGCTATTTATGGTGACTTCTTCTTGGGACTATAGAACCTCGTATCAGTTTTTTGATACTCTTTTATTCAGAGAGTTACAGACCTCTTTTACTCATTCTGATATTCAATGTGATTTAAGAATGCTGGAAGCTCTCTATATGGGTAGGCAGCCTGCAGCAGATTATAATGTAGCAACGCCTTATGAATTGTACACAACGTGTGCGTCGCTTTTTGGAGATAGATAATGTACGCAAAAATTGTAGATAATAAAATTATAGAAAAAACAGCTGAAGATAAAAATGGAGAAGCTGGATGGAAGAGTATAGAGGATGCAGATATTGGAAAGCGTCTAGTATATGACACTGATACTAACTCTGTTAGAGCTGCAACTGACGCAGAAAATAGTGCCGAACGTGATCGTGTTGTATTACAAGATGCTTGGTTTGCTTTGCGGCAGGTTAGAAATAATCACTTAAGAAATACTGATGAGTACGCGGTGAATGATCGTGCTGCTGTTACAAATATGCCTGAGTATAGGGAGTATTTGAGAGATCTTCCGGGAACTTATAACGATACTTCGATATTGACTCAGGACGAGGTTATGGATTTTGACGCGTATGTTGCGTCCTTATAATAAAAACACTGTATCTAAGGATACGAGTAGCTTAGGAGCTAAAAAATGGCAAAAATAATAGTAGAACAATTGCAAGGTGGAAATAGCGGAACTGCTCTGACGTTACCTACAGCGGATGGTACAGCTGGGCAGTTTATAAAAACGGACGGTAGTGCAGCGTTAAGTTTTGGTACGGTTGATGTTGCTGGTTTTCCACCAGCCGATGATGTATTATCAACAGGGATGATTATGACTTCATCTGCTCGTGAGAATGTATACTCAACTGGTGAGTGGAGTTCAAGTGGCCCAAATAGCACTTATTATAATAGTCTTCAAGATGCGAGTGCGAGGTCACAGGCATGGAATATGCTGTTAGGAGATGGTTATCCTACGGGAACTTCTCAGCTATTTTATGTAGGTGATTATAACGGCCAGTATCAAAGAGAACAGCTATTTGTTCATAACCAAAGAATGGGTCATCGAATGAGATCCTGGTATTATCAGGATAACGCAGCTACAGGCAATGATTATGCAGGAATAACTCTTAGTTGTATTCCTATTCGTAATCATGCTGCTTCAGGTAGTACAAATGTTGTAGTCAAATCGTATAGGAGTTGTGGTAATAATGCTTATGGTGGTGCTGGTGTAATGTATTTTACTCCTACTTTTAGTAGTGGAACTACCTATGCAAATACTAATGGAGGTGCCTGGACTGTACTTGAAAGTCATACTAGTAATACTGATAATAAAGATTATACTGCGACTGTTCCAGTAGCTGCCGGAACTACAGTACTTCTTTTTATGAGTTCAGCTCATAGATATCATACTACTTATAGGTATAAAGATACACACTATTATTATGATTTACATGATGCTTTTACTGCGGATATTAAATGTGATATGAGAATGTTAGAAACTTTATTCCGTGGAAGGCAACCAGCAGCGATATATAATGCAGACACGCCTGAAGAAATGTATACAACGTGTGCAACGCTTTTTGGAGATAGATAGTGTATGCAAAAATTGCAGATAATAAAATCGTAGAACAATCCTCTGATGATCATGAGGGAGAATCTGGGTGGATGGAAATATCAGAATCTGATAGACTTTCTGGTATTAATCTAGTATATGATTCTGACGCTAATGCTATTAGGCAACAAACAGCTGCGGAGGCGGCTACAGAATTTGATGCTGTTGTATTAAGTGACGCTTGGGAACATTTACGCAGGCAGAGAAATGGATTTTTAAGGGATACTGATGAGTTTGTGGTAGCAGATCGCCCTGCCACTACAAATATGCTAGAATATAGGGTATATCTTAGAGGGATTCCTGCAGAGTATAATGATGTTACGATATTGAGTCAAACTGCTGTTATGGATTTTGACGCGTATGTCGCGTCTTTATAATAAGATAGGGTGCCAGATGATTCTGACACCCTTCTCGTTACTCGCTCAAACAGTTATTAGTTACGATATTATAGTT